TACCATCTACCACAGGGAGCCGAGAGTAATAGCAGTTCCCAAGGTTGGTCATTGCCATCACGTAAAAGCGTTCTCCTTCGGCATCATCAGGCAACTCGAGTCCTACAGTTTTAAGATCGTCGATGGTGAAGTGACCACACCCCAAGAGCTCAATGAACTCCCCATCAGGTAATTCCGCCACGCCCCGAGGCAGCACAAAGTAGCAAGCGGGGAATGGCAGCTTTGCCTCTGAATTAAGGCAAGAGGTGTCGAACGCATCGGTGTGTGAAAGCATTTCAGCGAGGCCCTCGCTCACTACCCAAAACGGAAAGTCATATCTTCCCGCGATACGGGCGATGCTTGTTGAGGCCGCTTGAGATTCTAACGCGCCAATAAACTTATCGAGGTGCTCCCCCTTTAGCAGACGAGCCCCCATCTTCTGTAGCACCTCGACTGTAATATATCCGTGGGTAAGATAAGCTTTAAGCTCGGGCCATGTCAGCCCGTTGGGGGGCATACGATAATTAGAAAACTCTAGTTTTTGAATAGCCTCGGAACTTAGGGCTGCGGTCCCTAACGCGGTTGCGATGTATTCGGAAGCCTTTTCGTAGGACATACCTGCGGCCAGAGCAAGCAGGTTGATGGAGGGGTCTCGGTGTTGTTCGGGTGTTTCAGTCATTGGAATGGATGTTGTCGAATTGTTTGCGGCGATGTTCTAGTATCCGAGCGACCCGCTCTTCTACAGAGTCCTCCGCGACAAGTATGCGTTGGAGACAGTTGGATTTTGCTCCTGCTCGGTAGATTCGGCCAAGTGCTTGGACGTGCTCTTTGAAATTAAAAGTTGGTGAGATCAAACTAACTCGGGGATGCGAGCCTTCAGTATCGTGGAACGAAACCCCCGCACCCCCTGCTGCGATGTTACACAGCATGAGCTTGTTGTAGTTGAGTTGGAAATCAGAGACTTGCCTTTCGCGCTCTTTGTCTGTTTGTTTCCCATGAACAAGGGATACAGGGTGAGTGTCTTTGAAATGATTATGTAATCCTTGCAGAGTGTCTGAGAAGTTCACAAACACAACCACAGAAAATCCTTCGGCGATAAAGTCTTCTACCATCGAAATAAGATCAGGCAATTTACACGCCTCCGCGATTTGACGAGCGCGAAGTAGGGCTACGAGTTCGTTCGGCGGGGGTGAGACATCACCCTCTATATAGGCGTCCAATGTTTCTGAGGTAATGCCTAGATCATCGTATGCCTTTTTAATCTGAGCCGTGTTGGTAAACTGGAGAGACTCAGTAATTACGTGATTGTCGGTGAATGCTCCCGGCAGGTTTGATGGGGTTAGCTTTATAATTCTATTCTTGTCATAAAGGCTGGCCCCCATCTCCCTGATCTTTTTGGGAATCCCTCCCGACCATTTATTCCACGGGTCTTTGCGGCAACCTAGAGATTTCATCCACGAGAACCAGCTAAGTTTGCCGTCTTCTGATTTGTGAAGATTGTGCACTCCGAGGGCATATCCTATAGACCGCATCTCTGGAGGTCCGAGAAAAGACGTAGCACTTAGCATCAGGTTGTAGTTGCCAGCCTGAACGGAAGCGATAAGCATACTGGAGTTTTGGGTGAACGGACCACAGCATTTGTGAACCTCATCCCATATAACCAAGCTACCCGCGGGGCCGCTCCACTCGAATGTCTTCTTTCCTTTTTTCGAGAATACAGATGTCCCCCGTTTGAGTTTTTCGTAGTTGGATACAATCGTTACGTTTTTTACGCCTCGTTCATCCAACTCACGTTTCCAGCTAGGAATGACAATCTTAGGGCAGACTACTGTAACTGGAAGTCCAAGTTCCCGCGCAACGGCAGCCGAAATGACAGTCTTACCTACACCAGTAGATGAGCTATCCAACGAAGAATACCACCACTTTAGATTTCTAAGGTGGGTGTCAACGGACTGCTGCTGCGCGGGAAACAATGTTTTCATGCTTCAACGAATGCGGGGACTTCGGAAGCAAAGCCCATTGATTGGATATGGGAGAGTGATTTCTTAGTCAGCTTGCCCGACCTCCACGAAGTCGGTTTGTTCAAAACTTCAATCAGAGAAGCTAGTTTGTTCTTCGCCTCTTCCAAAGCGAGTGCTCTCCTATATGTCAGTTTGGGCTTGTTCATCCCTGCAAACTTAGAACTCTTAGTAGAAGCTGATACATAGCATCTGAATCGGTAGCTGTTTCGGGATAAGCGAATAGCGAAACCTTCAAATCTATGTTGCTTCGCCGTCATCTTAGTAATGTTGGGGTGTTTCATATTAGTTACTGTGGGGTTGTGTTAATGGGTGTGGGTTGGGTTCGGAGACTCCGACTATTCTAACGACATACGCCGTTACTCCAGCTTTACTGGACAGCTTAAGGGCAGCCATCTCCGCTAACTTTCGGTCAGGAATAGGGGGAGACGTTTGTCCTGTCTGTTCGTGTATAACCACGTAGACTTCTTTTTCTGTGCTTTTGTATGTAGCCATGTCCGAGTCTTGATAGAGGACTCAACTAACACTCGTCAATATAAATTAGTCAATTATTTTTGACCAACTCAGTAAGTAAACAAACTACTTACTATCGTCTACTGGCTCCGCATCCACTACTACTGAGTCCTTGCCCCCTCTTGTAGCTTTGGTGTTGTGGAGAATGTTCACGTCTATTGATATAGAACTGCTCCCTTTCCCGCCGCCGCTCGGATTAGTCCCTAGCCCCATCGCACGCCGCACCACAGTATCTAGGTCTGAAAACTCTTTTACAGTCCGTGGGGGCCTCATTGTCTTAATGCCATCCCGCATGAGGCGGATTCCTTGTGCAGCAACGTATGCTTGATACTGCTCCTGTGGGGATGCCTGAGAATCTGCCAACTCAGCAATGTCCTCTTGCTCTTCTTCCTGAGCTTGTTCGCGGATCGCTTCCACCGCTGCCTTAGCTTCCGAAGACATCTTTTCCTCGAAGGCGTCAGCATCCTCCTGCTCTTCTGGAATGAGTGCTTTGATCTGCACGTCATACTTTTTCTTCCATACTGATACAGTATTTGGGTGCACTCCGCACTCTTTGGCTACTTCTTTGTTCTGGAGCCCATCGGCTAATAATTGAAGCCCTTTCTTAATCCGCTCCGCCTTAGCGCGGCGGAGTTCTTTCTCCATGTCCTTTTTGTTCAGGCAGCCCTCAATACCAAGCTGGGACAAAACCTTCTGGTGCTTTTGGTTGCGTTTCTCTTTAGCCACTACGTTAGGATTACGGAACCGATTGTCGGCTTTCTTTTTAGGAGAGGGCACGGGGAATAATCTCATGTTATCTAAAAACTTGTCAATCTGATAACGTGGCGATAGCGTAAGACAGTTATGGGCCGTCCCAAGAAGGTTGACCCCGAAAAGAAAACCAAGTCTGTCTTGGAACCTCGCATCGACGCTGCCACAAAGCAGATGGATGTTGGAGGACACCTAATCCCCGCGACCAATACGCTGACCGCGTGCCTCTGGGGGTTCGCCAATCACCCTAATCTAAAGGCCAAAGAGTTCTATTTCTGGAGGTGCGCTGACATTTTATGGAACCGAGACGACTTGCCTGATCCTCTGTTCGACAGGCATGAATGGTCGGAGCGGGTAATCCACGAGAGCATTAACAATAAGTATCTAGCCGTGGGGGGAGCCGCTTCTTCCTCTAAGTCTCATACACTGGCTGGGTATGGGATCATATCTTTCCTCGCCGCCCCAAGCAGAACTCTGGTGCTTATGACCTCGACCTCCTTGCGCGAAGCGAGGAAGCGGATTTGGGGTTCCGTCATCAAGCTCTTGTCCGTTATCGAAGGGGCTCCCGTAGCAATCCGAGATTCGATTGGGGCGGCGAACTATCTCGATGACCGAGGGGTGATATACAATACATCAGGCTTGACGCTGATCGCGGCAGAGAAGTCCAGAACGCGGGAGGCGGTAGGGAAGTTTATCGGTCTGAAGCAGGGACGAGTAATCCTGATCGGGGACGAGTTGGGGGAGCTATCCCCCGCGATCACCGAAGCTGCCCTCTCCAACCTAAGTAAAAACCCTACTTTTGAATATAAAGGACTGAGCAACCCTGCTTCCCGCTTCGATGCGTTCGGGGATTGGGCTACCCCAAAAGACGGGTGGGACGCTGTGAATGTCGAGACAGATGACGAGTGGGATACTAAGTGGGGTGGAAAGTATATCCGACTTGATGGCGAAAGAAGTCCGAACATTTTAGCGGGGCAGACTCTATATGACTACCTACCCACGCAAGCTAAGATAGACGAGGATCGCAATCTTCTCGGTCAAAACTCCCGTGCGTATTACAGGATGGTGCGTGCTGTGTTCTTCGACAGCGATGAGTCGGAGGGCATCTATGGTGAGAGCGAGCTGGTCAGTTCTGGAGCTATGCAAAAAGCAGACTTTCAGAATAGCCCGACCAAGCTGCTTGGCATCGACCCCGCGTTTACCAACGGGGGGGATAGAACCATGCTGCATGAGCTTCTGATTGGGATGCACACCAACGGCCAATACGTTGTGGAGTTCGGAGAATCATTTCCCATCAACGACGACGCGACCAATAAAGCCGTGCCCCGCAACTATCAGATTGTTCACGCTATAATTGCCCACTGTAAAGAGCGGGGGATCAGGCCAGAAGATGTGGCAGTAGATGCCACTGGAGCGGGTTCCCCATTTTGTGACATCCTTGCAGGGGAGTGGAGTAATGAGTTCCTCCGCGTCGGCTTCGGGGGTAAGGCATCTGATAAGAGAGTTAGCCTTAACTCACACTTAACGGGGGAGGAGCTATACTCTAATCGGGTGACAGAGCTATGGATGGTGGGTAAGGAGTTTATCCGCACTAAGCAGATATATGGAATATCTGCCGATCTCGCAAAAGAGATGTGTGTCCGCCGATACGAGCTTATTAAAGGTGCTTCTTTGCGGGTGCGTGCAGAAACCAAGACCGAGCTAAAGCAGCGTGTAGGGTATTCTCCTGACATAGCGGATGCCGCATTTATCGGGCTGGAGTTAGCTAGGCAGAGGCACGGCTTTGTGGCTATTGATATGCCTAAAGATAAAGAAGGCATTCTAAAGTTTAACAGGCAGATGACTATGGGGGACCTTGATGTGGTAAGCCGATCTGATTATTCCAGCCTCTGAAACTAACCATATTGTTTGGTTTCTAAGCAGTGCCGAGAATTTAGTGTTGCGTATCTTAGAATTGTCGGAGATTATTTTTCTCCAATACTTTTACATAGTGCCTTATCTGAACCATAACCTGCCGACCATCACTTGCCTGATGCGGAACGAATACCTCTTCAATCACGAGAAGGGGCATGGCGAGTATACCGATGCAGACGTTCACAGCGTAGCGTCTATGGAAAAGCGAGTGCCACTGTTCGAGGCATTCCTTACTAACGGAGTCAACTGGACACGCCGACCTATTACTGCTTTCTGCTGGAAGCCTTGTGAACCTGTGCCTTTAGAACACGCTATGTATTGGGACTGCTTCAGTTCTTACATCGACGTGCAGATTAGAGCTAGGCTTAAGGGACTCAGAGCTAAACTCATTACGCCAAACGGAAGTAAAGAGTGGGGTGAGTATATGTTCACGCTCGACTGGGGTTTTGAAAACAAGGCTATGCTCGACACTAACTTTTCTGAAACTCCAGAACACAAGTGTGCCCACCTGTTCAAGATGGACAATGGCAACTTTTACGCCTATCCAAACAATCGAATTGTATGGCACGATGACGCTTGGGTTGATGTCCCGCTGGAAAAGAACCCCGGTTACAAGATTGATATGACTGTTTACAGTGTGGAGAACAAGCGAACTCAGTTCACTGATTACTCTTATATGACAGAGTTCACGGATAAGCCACTTCCACCAACCGAGAACGCTGAAGTGACTCACCCGAGGAACGAGGGTTGAAGTCCACCGACTTGTTCTCTCAACGAATTACCAAAAATCTATGAAAGTAAAAATACGCCACATTGAAGCCGCCGAATCAGTGCCATTCGGGGAAGCCAAAAACGAATGCGAACTGCAAGAGA